TATCTAAATCAATCTATGAAGATATATTGCCTAAAGAAAAAGTGATCAAAACTATACGCTCACTAGATGACTACTGGTCCAATACTTATGGATCAGTAGCACTAGAGTATCTCCATATACTTAATAGTGAAAAGACTGAATACTATGATAGGTTTCAGTTAGATATACAAGCAGTGCATGATGGTGAGCCTTCTTCAGAGTTTGTTCATGTTGATCGTAAAGACAAACTACTTTCTATTGTAGTTTATGGTTGTCCTGATAACCATGTAGGAACTTTTATAGGCAATACTAAACATAGTCTTAGTCCAGTTGAATGGAAACCTAACAGAGCCTTAATATTCTCAAGAGGTGGGAATACGTGGCATAAGTTTCCAACTACTGGACTTGGACCTAGAGTTACTTTTAATATAAATTTATATACGGATTATTTCAATGAAACAAAATGAAGATTATGAACTAACCCCCGGTGATAATGATCACTGGAATATTAGAATTAAAACAGGAAAATATGTGGAAACTGTTTTTAACTTTGGTGAACTAAGGGTTGCAGAAGATGGCGAGACTATAAAGTTTACATCTACAGTAATATCAGGGGGGCTTGGTGATGATTGGATTGCCCATGAGGATATTGATTGGCATCATACTACTGGAGATATCTTGTATGATATCCTAGAACAACAAGCTGAACGAGTAGAAAAAGACACTGAAGGGGTTGTGTCTCCTAAATGATTATGGTATAATAATAAAATGAGCAATGTAGAACAAGTCATATTACGACACCTATTAATCGATGAACCTTATATGCGTAAGGTTCTTCCCTTTGTGAAACCAGAATACTTTCAAGGGGTCTACAATCAAATATTTAATCAGATTGCGAAGTACGTAGCCAAGTATAATAGGCTACCAACTCAAGAAGCTTTTAAGATTGAGATAGATCTAAGTGAAAAGTTCACAGACGATCAGTATACAGCCGTACTTGAGATACTTCCAAACATATTCGATAAAGAAACTGTCAAGGCAAATGACAAGTGGTTAGAGGACACTACTGAGAGGTGGTGTCAAGATAGAGCAATACATAATGCTATTATGGAGTCCATCTCCATTATTGATGGTAAGCACAGAGATCTTACTAAGAACGCTCTCCCTGATCTATTGACCAAAGCCTTGGCAGTTTCTTTTGATGCGAATATTGGTCACGACTATGTTGACAATGTGTCAGAACGTTATGACTTCTATCATGCTCAAGAAGAGCGGATACCATTTGATCTTGAATATATGAATAAGATTACCAAAGGTGGTCTACCTAACAAAACACTGAATGTGGCACTCGCTGGCACTGGTGTGGGTAAATCATTATTCATGTGTCATGTTGCGGCTAACGCTATGACCCAAGGTAGGAATGTGCTATATATTACAATGGAAATGGCAGAGGAACGTATTGCTGAACGTATAGACGCAAACCTTTTAGACATACCGCTTGATCAGTTAGAGACGTTATCAAAAGAGATGTTAACCGATAAGGTTCACAACATTGCGGGTAAGAATAATGGTAAACTTATTGTTAAGGAATATCCAACTGGTTCAGCACATACGGGACACTTTAGAGCATTACTGAATGAGCTTAAACTAAAGAAAGACTTTATACCTGAGATGATCTTTATAGACTATCTCAACATATGTGCGTCTAGTCGAATGAAGGGCATGGGGGGATCAATCAATTCATACACTTATATCAAAGCTATTGCGGAAGAACTACGTGGACTCGCAGTCGAGTTCGAAGTACCGATTGTCACTGCAACGCAAACGACTCGTAGTGGTTATGGTAACTCAGATGTTGGGCTTGAAGATACGGCTGAGTCTTTTGGATTACCCGCTACAGCCGACTTGATGTTTGCTTTGATTTCAAGTGAAGAATTAGAAGCACTTGGACAGATTATGATCAAACAACTTAAGAATAGATACAATGATCCTAGTGCTAATAAGAGGTTTGTGGTTGGTGTCGATAGATCTAGGATGAAACTATTTGATGTAGATGATGCTGAAGGTAACTTGATAGATGATACGCCTACCTTCGATAAGTCTGATACGGCAGAACGATTTAAAGATTTTAAAATGGAGTAAATAATGGCAGTAAAAGGCATAACAAATAAGAAGAAGACAAGTATTGGAAAAGGCAATGTCAAGACCTCTTCTATGAATAAAGACAAGAGACGCAACTATAAAAAGTATAGAGGTCAGGGGTAATGAAAGTTAGGTTACTATCGCACTCTCAACCAGTTCGTTATGTTCACGCTGGAGAAACAGGTGTAATGGGCTTGGAGAATATTCAAGATCTTATAGCATACTGTGCTAGGGTATCTAACCCTAATAATCAAGCAAACACAAAAACCACACAGAAACTATTAGGTTATCTGATGAAGCACAAGCACTGGTCTCCATTTGAAATGGCCTCTGCTTGTCTTGAAGTTGAAACAACACGTGACATTGCAAGACAGTTTCTAAGGCACCGTTCGTTCTCATTTCAAGAGTTCTCTCAACGTTATGCAGATCCTAATGATATGAATAGTGCGTTTGTTGTTCGTGAGGCACGTCTACAAGACGAAACCAATAGACAGAATAGTATTCCAAATGATGATGTGGGATTGGATGCTTGGTGGGATGCTCAACAGAAGTTTATTATCGAACACGTTGGTAGGATATATAAAGAAGCAAGAGATAAGGGTATTGCCAAGGAGCAAGCAAGAGTAATCTTACCAGAAGGTAACACTGTCTCTAAGATGTATGTGAATGGAACTATTCGTAGTTGGATACATTATATTGAACTAAGATCTTCTAATGGCACACAGCAAGAGCATCAGGATATTGCTATTGAGATTGCCAAAGCCTTATCTAAAATATATCCACAAATCTTGGAGTTTAGTAATGACAGAACTGATACTAAGAAATAAAGCTATCATAGCTGACTTAGATAAAATTAGGAAAGCAGTATTGCCTAATATACGTCAAGATATATTTCTTAGTGCTCAGAATTGCGAAAAGTTTATGAGTGAGGAATATCTTAAAAAGCATATGAGTGACCCCGAACATAAAGGGTTTCCAATAGAACATCGTTCACATCCTCTGAACTTCATCCCCGACTTTAAAGAAATTAGTAATTTTGTCAAAGGTGATTTTATAGCAAACTTAGGTGCAAACTCAGATTCTGTTTTTTTATATTATCCTATAGATGGTTATGTTGGTTGGCATAATAATGCAAATAACTCAGGCTACCAGTTTATCTTTTCTTGGTCTGAAAAGGGTGATGGATACTTTCAATACTACGATAAGAAAAAAGAAGAGATAGTTAAGATACCTGATGTTGCTGGTTGGCAAGTCAGATACTATCACTTTGGCGAAGAAGAGAAAGACCATTGTTGGCACTCTGCATACACTAACGTACCCCGTATAACTGTTTGCGCTCTGTTTAGATGGTGGGATAAACCAGAAATGAAAGAGCAAGTTTTGGCTATGAAAGATCAACTCATAGAAGACATAGAATCGGAGATTTAAATGGGCAAAAAGATTTCAACATACTACTGTGGAGATACTACAGATGGAGATTATTGCGAAGTACATATTGACTTTAGGGAAGAATTGTTGTATATTAAGTACTATAAAGCCGAATCTAATTCGTTTTTTCATCTTGAAGAATTTAGTGGAAAATCATTGCGATATGTTGAAGATGCCGCAGAGAACTGGACTATGGGAATAAAGAAACTAGACGATAATATAATGTATGAAAGAACCTTATTATGACAGACATGGTAAACTCACCTGTTCATTATGCCACAGGTGACATTGAGTGTATTGATGCAATGGAAGCTATGACAAAAACTATGAGTGGAGCCATTGCTCCTCATGCCGCTAATGTATTAAAATATATGTGGCGATGTGAAAGAAAGAATGGTCTTGAAGATATTGATAAGGCTATCTGGTATTTGAATAGAATGAAAGAACGATGGAAAGAGACGCACCGATGAGTAATGTGTTTAAAGATATAGATGTATTCCAAAGTGCTTGTGATCAAGCACCTAGTCCTGCAAACTATGATATGTATCTTGGTCTTATTGATGAAGAGTATGGTGAACTTGTAGAAGCAGTGATAGCAAAAGATCCTATAGAACAACTAGATGCTCTTGTAGATATTCTTGTTGTTACTATTGGTGCTATTCGGGCTGGTAACATGGATGGTGAAGGTGCTTGGAAAGAAGTCATGGATACTAACTTTGCTAAGATAGATCCTGATACTGGAAAGGTTCGCAAGCGTGAAGATGGTAAGGTTCTTAAGCCTGATGGTTGGAGACCACCAGATTTAAAAGCTTTTATTGATCATAGATTATAATATGAGAGGGGTTGACAACCCTCTTTTTTTGTGTTACCTTGAGTTATATAAGGAGTGATTCTATGAAGATCGAATATGATAAAAACTATACTTTTACAGTCAATGCAACATTTGGAGATCTGCCACCTTCTGTGGTAGGAGAACTTCTTAAAGATGGAAGAGTAGCAAGTCACTTCTTAGAGCGTCAATTAGAAGTATGGTTCCCAGAACTGACCTGTGTAGATCAGAAAGGGTATGACCATATTCGTGAAGGTTCTGATATCTTGTATGATCAAAAGAGTTTTACAAAAGGTGGGCTACAGTTCGCACCAAGCAGTATGTATGGTGCAAAACGCTCTATTGATTATGATGCGGCACACGCTCATGCAAATTCAATCGATTATATAGCCACTGATATTACCGAATTTCCTAAAGTGGTTGTCCGTTTTGTGAAGGGAAGTGACCTTGTAAAGGACCACCCTAGCTGTAAAGTTTCATACGCAAAGAGAGATGAACTCTTTGCTTAATGTTATTCACAACCAAGACTGTATAGAAGGTATGTTATCACTGCCTTCTGGTAGTGTTGATGTAGTTGTTACATCACCACCATATAATTTAAATATAAAATATGAAACATATAAAGATAATTTACCACGTGACAGTTATCTTAAATGGTTGCGTGATGTATTCAATGCGGTAAAGCATTGTCTTAAAGATGATGGACACTTCTTTCTTAATGTAGGATATACGAATGTAGATCCATGGGTTGGAATGGACGTGGGCAATGTGGCACGTGAAATGTTTGTATTGCAAAATAACTTTACATGGATTAAAAGCATCCATGTTGATGGTAAAACAAGTGGACACTTTAAGCCAATAAATAGTAAGAGATTTAGCTGTCCTACATGGGAATACTTATTTCATTTCACCAAGGATGGTAATGTCAACGTAGACCGTCTGGCAGTAGGTGTTAAATATGAATACTATGAACAAAACCTAAGAGGTAAGAACACAGCAGAGAACAAACCAAATCTAAGAGATAAGGGTAACTGTTGGTATATACCATATGAGACAATCAATAGCAAGGAACTAAGGGGTAAGCACCCTGCAACATTTCCAGTAGCATTAGTAGAACAATCTATACGGTTTACGGGTATTAAAAATGGTGTGATACTTGATCCATTTATGGGATCTGGAACATCAGCAATAGCTGGACTGAAACAAGAGTTTGAATATATAGGTTATGATATAGATGCGGATTATATAAAATTTGCAGAACATAGAATAGCCGATCAAATAAAGGCAATGGATCAGCCAAGATTAGAAGGTTATTAATATATGTTTACCGTAGAGTTTGATGATGATGAGACTTGTATCACCTTGTTAGATAACACAGGTGAACTTGAAGACGTTAACATTTTACTCTATGATGATTACTGCCACATAAGACAATGGAACCAAAGTATAAACTATTGGGAGATTGTCACGTTAACTTCAGAGATGTATCTTGCTTTAATGAAAGCATGGCAGTTACCAGAAGGTTCTTATGTGATAGACAAGAGAACTGATAGGACAAAAGTAATGACTCCGAAACGTCCTACCACTTCCCGTTAACTTCTCCAATATACCACATACCAGTTATTGCCATTCCTATCGCCGTTAAAGCTATAGCACTAACAATTAAAAAGTTAATCATTGCTTCTTTTTTTTCTATGGCGGCTTGTACTGTGGCTTTTTGGTGCTTCCTCATCTCTTTTTCAGTATGCACGATTTCACGCCAAGCCGATGGTCCGTAATATAGCGATATATATTCCCGGAGTTCCTCACGCATATCGTCTGCCTTTTTTTTATGCATGAACACTTCCAGGGCATTGGCCTCCACGCCACCACCCATCTTTTTCCACCAAGGTGGCTTCTCTGCTTTTTGACCAGCATAGTCTAGATCGCTTATAGCCTTACCCCATTGCCCAAGTTGAGCGGTCATAT